TACAGGCTGGATTTGATACACAGATCAAGGCAGCACAAGCACAGTTTGCTCGTATGTTCCAAGAACTTGCTGCAATCTGCTTTGAAGCAGACGAGAAAATCTTTGGCGGAATCCCTAAGACTATTAAGGGAAGCGATGATGGAACACCTTATGTACTCAAGTACACTCCATCTCGTGATATCAAGGGTGAATATGGCGTAGATGTCCGTTACGGAATTATGTCCGGTATGGATCCTAACCGCGCCATCATTGCTTTGCTACAAATGCGTTCCGATAAACTCGTATCGCGTGACTATGTACGTCGTGAGATCCCTATGGATCTTAACGTTACACAGGAGGAACAACGTGTTGACATTGAAGAAATGCGCGATTCTCTTCGCGTTGCTGTTGCTCAGTATGCTCAGGCAATTCCGGCTCTCGCGGCGCAAGGGCAAGACCCTTCACAGATTATCGGGCGTATCGCATCTGTTATCCAAGGTCGCCAAAAAGGGCAAGCGTTAGAGAACGTTATCGAAAAAGCATTTGCACCAGAACCAGCTCCAGCCCCAGAGATGCCACCAATGGCGCCAGGAATGGAACAACAGATTCCAGCAGCAGGTGCGGCCCCCGCCTCTGCCTCAGCGCAACCAACACAACCTCAAGGTGGTGCGGCCCCTGCTGCTGGTCAACGTCCAGATATAGCACAACTACTCGCTGGTATCACCGGCGCAGCATAAGCAAAGGGGGTGTAAATATGAATAAAGGATCACGCGCAGCAGCGCCAATGTCAAAGCCAGTTGAAGGCAAGAAGGATACCTCTAAGCCAGCAGGCGGTAAGGTTGTTCCATCAATGATGCCAGCAGGCCGCAAAGGAACATCAGTAAGAAAAGGTTAATTATTATTTGGGAAGGTGTACTGGGTTATGGATGATTTTAATAAAATACCACGCCCAGTACACCGTTCTGACTTCTTAGTAATCCTTGCAGGTTTTTTTCATAATTTGATGCAAACATTTGAAACACTCAGTGCAGAACTATTTGAACTATCTATTTATCATTCAAACCGTAAGACCAAGACTTCTCAAGCGTGGGAAGATATGGCACAAGATTTAGAAACGTTAGGGGAAGACAAGTGACAACAGCACCAATGAATCCACTTGCTGGCCCTGCGGGTCCGGGAATGTACTCGACTCGTACTGACAATTTACAAATGGGTTCGATTGCCTATGGCGAAGGTAAAGAAACAGCCGCTATTAAGTCCGGCGCTCCGCTTGCAAAAACTGGCGACGTAAAAGGTATGCCATCTTCTGAGGTACGTTCTGTAGTTGAATCAACTCCATCAGTAGGACTCTATGATGAATCACAAAACAAAAGCGAACCAATTACCGCAGGTATTGATATTGGTGCCGGACCTGGCAGTAATGCTTTAATGATGAGCAAAAATGCTGTTAAACTTTCAGATTCTTTGGCTGCATTACTTCCATATGACACTACTGGTGAGATAGCGGTCTTATACCAAGAAGCCTTAGCGCAAGGTAACTAATGACTGATAATCTTAAAGCAGCAGCATTAGCTGCCAACCTTCAAGGTCAGTCAAAAAAACAAGTTGATGATTTAGTTAAATCTCTTTTTGTTCACAAAGAATTATCTAACCTTCCTAAAGAAGTAGCTGTAGCACAATACGCAAAACTACCAACAGACCAACAAACAGACCTTGTTAAAAAATATGGAACAGATGATTCAGAAACCAAACCGTCTCGTGGTTGGTTTGGAAGTGCTGCCCACTATGCTCTTAATTACAATCCATTAACACTTGCCTTTAAGGGTGCGATTGAAGCATCCGATGCTATGACTCGCGCTTATCGCGCCATTGCTATTCCATTGTCTGAAGGCGAAGTTGGCTTTGCTTGGGATAAAGCAAACGACAAAGGTGACAAAATTTTTAATGAAGGTCGTATTGATAAGGCTAAGGCTCAATACGGACTAGCCGCAGTAGATATTGCTATGCGTATTAAAAGCGGCGAAGATGTATCAAAGATATTTGCTACAGCAACACCTGAACAACAGAAATATATTATGTTGTCAGATCCAAGAAACACAACTATTGCAGGTGTGCAAAACGTAGAAAAAGAACGCGATCTATTTAATGAAACACTTGGAGCAGTAGATCGGGCAAAGTTCTCACCTGGTCGTCAGTTTGCAAATTTAATTCTTCCTGAAGCCCTTGAAAAGAACGGTTTAGCCTACGGATTAGTCTCCGGTTCAGCAGATGCCGCATATAGACTATTTGCAGATCCGCTTGTGGTTGCATCAAAACTACGTTCTTTGTATGTAGTAAGCAAGTACTCACTTGATGTTGTTACTAAGGGCGAAAAAGTAGCAGAGTATTTTGCTAATCCTAATGCTACAGATTTTTGGAATCAATACGGAACTGCTTTGGCTAAATATACTGGACTTCAAAAGTCTAATAGCAAGGGAAAAGATTTAGTAGAAGCACGCGATACCCTTAAAAGATTAGCACCTGAGTTTGGTCAAGAAGTAATCAGAGTATTCCAAAAGGCTGAAATAGTAGACGCCAACACAGCAAAAGGTTTTTTACTAAATACAGAAGAAGCTGTTAACTTACTAAAGGGATCTATTGGGCGTAAGCGCATTATTCTGCCACGTTTAGATGCAGCACGCAAAACACGTATAGCAATAGTTTCTGGTGCTGATAGGCTTATTAACATTGACAAATTTGCTCCTAGAATTATAGATGACTTATACGGTCAACTATCAGATACAGATGGAATCCGTAAAACACTTACGGAAGATGCAACAATTCTTGGCGAAAAGATAAAGCAATCTAAAGACTTAAAAGAATTTGTACGTTTGCCATCTAGGGCAATCGGGATACGTTTAGATAAGTTTAAGTCTAAGTTTAACATTGCTCCTATGTTCAAAGATGACGTATTTGATGTAACTGCATCAGATGCCTCAACACAGGTCTATCGCCTAGCCCGTCTTGTAATGACTAAAAATGATGCAAAAATGATTTCAGAAACTTTTGAAGCGGCAGATGATATTGGTCAGCGCAAAGAAATGGTTAAAGGCATCTGGGGAACTATTGCAGAGGCACGCGGTCTAAACCTTACAGAAGCTGGTCAAAAGATTGTTAACCAGACTATTACTAAAGGTGACTCTAAATTTTCGGTAGCAAACTTTGCTGATGACTTTCAAGACCTTGGCGCACTTCCATCTGATTACAATCCTTTTATGACCACTCCTAGCCTTGTAGATATTGATCGAGCAGCAGCACGCAGCGGTCTTATTAATCAAATGTTCGGTCAGGCTAACAAGCAGTGGGTAGATAATATGACCGGATACTGGTCATTCTTAACCCTTGCTGGTCCACGCTATGCTATCCGTAACGCATCTGAAGATTTAATGGTTCATCTTGCTATTGGTGGCAGCCCTTGGGGTCTTGCTAAGAATCGTTATCTTTCTACCCGTGTTAATACAGCACTAGAAGGTGCAAGAAAAACTAAAACTTGGTCCGATAATCCACTAGGTGGGCTTCTTAGAATTCTTAATAAAAAAGAAGCAGCTAAATACGAGGCTCAAATTACAGCAGTTGATGATGCAATCGTCAAAGCACGCGATGAGATTAAACTTAAAAGAGAAGCAATGAAGATTACAACAGATCCTGCTGCTAAAGCATCTATTGCTGCAGAAATTGAAACTCTTAAAGCATCTGTAGTAGGTGGATCAGTAGGTCAAGTTCGTCGCATTATGGCTACATCTCTTACATCTGGACGAGTTAATCGTCTTCGTGAAAGAATGGGTATGAGGCCGATGTTTGAAGACGAGGCAGAGATTCTTGCAGAGCATCTTATCTACGGAAACTTAGATAATTCTGTATCTCTGGTATCTGAAGGTGCAAGCAACTTTGCTACCGGTGGAGATTTTATAACAAGATCTACTATCTTTACTCGTACTCACGGGGTTCGCAGTGAGGCTCTTGTAATCAACGAGCCAAAGGCTGTAAAGTATGGAATAGCAAAAGAAGGTCGCAATTACGAAGCAAGATCACTAGGCAATCAAGATGAAGCAGCGTTACTCACTTGGCTTATGCGTATTAACTACATTGCAAATGATAGACTTGGCGCTGTTGCTATAGCAAACCTTGATAATAAAGAACTTGCTATCACAAAGATTATGGAATGGATGCAAAATAATCCATCTTTCCGCAAAGAAGCCCAACTTGCGGCAAAAGGTATTGACGAAAGACAGCACGCTGAGATTGTTTACAACAGAGCCAAAGAAGTATTTGAAAAGCGCGGAACTGCAGCAGGTGGCGACAAAGAAATCAACTTAGATCTTCTTAATAAGGTTCGTACCCAAAACGACCAAGGAGATAATATTATCTCTGGTCAGTTATCGCTAGATGATGTTTCTAAATTAGATGACGCTGATATTCCAGCCTATGTTCTTGGACCACAATTAGTTCCTATATCAGAGTCAGGCAATATAAGCGCCTCACTGGTATCAAAGGGATGGACTTGGTTAGGTCTTGCTAACGCACGTATGTCTCGTCAGCCTATGGTATTTAATGAAATTATTAGTATCCGAAAGCAAATGAAGAAATCTGGTTTTGAAGATGCTTATATCAAATCTGTTGTAAGCAAAGTTGACCAAGACAACCCAAAGAAGATTGCTACAGCTACAGAACGCGCCAAGCGACAACTAGCAGAGATAGTCGAAGAACGTGCAGTATCGCAAACACTGCAATATGTGGATAACCCACTAGTTCGTACCCAATTAGCATTTGGAGCGCGTAACTTCTCACGCTTCTACCGTGCCACTGAAGACTTCTATCGCCGTTTCGCTCGCGTTGTTACCTATAACCCAATGGCTATTCGTAAGGTAGCGCTAACTTATGATGGAATTGCTCACAATGGTTGGATCCAAGAGGATGACCAAGGCGAAAAGTACTTTGTCTATCCTGGTATCGAACCTATTTACGCTGCAGTACGTGGTGCAATGACAGCAGTGGGTATTCCTGCTGACTTTAAGACACCATTTCCTGTGCAATTTGGAGCACAAGTCAAGATGCTCACTCCATCTTTGAACCAAGACTCTTTGATACCTACATTTTCTGGTCCACTTGCCGGTGTATCTATGAAGGTTATATCAAACTTAGTAGATGTTGCAGGCGCTCCTGGTGCCGCAGATTCAATTACTCAACTCACTATGGGTAAATATGCAGTTGACCGTTCATTTGTATCCGCTTTCTTACCGGCTCATATAAACCGCCTGTATGAAACTATGAGTACTGACGAACGCGACTCACAGTATGCAAGCGCGTGGCGCAAAGCAGTAACTTATCTTGAAGCCGGTGGTCACGGACTTAAACAAAATTATGATGAGACTGGTAACCTTATTCCTCCGTCAATTCAGGAGCAAGAAGAGTACCGTCAGCGTGTTAAAAACACTGTATTAGGTATTCTTGGTACTCGATTTGTCTACGGATTCTTTGCTCCAGCATCACCATCTGTGCAACTCAAGGCAGATATGGCTAGTTGGATTAAAGATAACGGTAAGGCAAACTTCAAGCAGGCTTGGAATGGTTTACTAGATCAATATCCTGGAGATTACGACGCAGCTATGACTAAATGGGTGGAATTATTTCCTAACCAAATCCCGTTTACTATTCCAGAATCTGAAAAGAAAACTGTTGCTGTCATTAAGTACGCAGAAGAGTCCGGTACTTTCGTGGAGGAAAATGCAGATCTATTTAAGCGTTATCCGCAAGGAGCAGCGTTTCTAATTCCTCACAAGTCAGGCTTTTCTTTTGATGCCTACAAGACTATGAAGGATATGGGTCTAAAATATAACAAGCGTGTAGATGACTACCTAAAGGAAGTACAAACAGCAGCAGATCTACAGACCTACTACAGCAAGAAGAACGAATACGAAGTTTCTTTGACAACTAAGGTTACAGACTTTGAGCGTTCTATGGCTCGTGATGAGTTCCAGTCTTGGGCTAAAGTATTCAAAGCAGGGCGACCATTGGTTCAAGAAGAACTAGCAGAAGGTGGCAAGAAGGCCGTTGCTCGTATTGCAGCCATTGACGATCTACGTAAGATGCTTAATGATAAGACTGTAACCACACGTGGTTCTGTACAGAAGTCTCTTAAAGAGATGCTTGATGTATATGATTCTTACAAGATGCAAAGGCAAGCCTTAGATAATGTCTCAGGAACTACAAACCTTGTTGCATTTATGAAAGATTCTGCAATCGTTAAGATTCGTGAACTTTCAAAGAAGAATGAAAATACTATGAGCGCATATAATACTTTATTCGCTTCACTATTAGGAGATCCAAATGGCTGAGCCAACCTTTGATGTATTTGTTCAAAGTTTATACAAGAGATCACCAGAAGCGCGTCTTGCACTTGCTCAGCAATTAAAGACTGCTGGATTGTACTCTGGAAAAGTATCAGCAAATTTTGACACTAAGTTTTATACTGCCCTTACTAAACTCGAAGCAGCCTATCAGCAACAAGTAGCTATTGATAAAATTGTTGGATCAGCCACACCAATAGGCCGTTATGACATACTTACAAATTTACTTGCAGAAGGCGGCACCGGTGATGGTGGCGCTCCAAAGACTACAACACAAACTTATATCACTAGCCCAACTCAAACCGCTAAGTTGTTGGATACGGTTGCACAAGACCTATTGGGTCGCAAAATGACCAAGGCTGAAAAGAATAAATATACTCAACTAATAAATGCTGAACAAAGAAAACAGCCTTCCAGAACAACCGCTGGTGATGGCTTTAGTACCACTCGTGGTGGAGTTGATGAGCAACAATTTATTACGGAAAAGATTGCCGGCACTGCTGAGGCTAAGACCAACCGAGCCACTGATGCTTACGCAGTTATGATGCAAGAACTTGGAGGTCTGCAATAATGGCAAATAAAGTTGATGCTAAATTAACAGATCTCGGTAATAAAAGAACCGCTAAAGTAAAAGAAATTAGAGAAGTTGAAGCCAATCTGCGTCCATCTTCGCTATCTGATTCTGAAAGATTAAGTCTTAATAATAAACTTAATAGGCTAACTAGTGAACGTGAAATCTTAGAGTCTAAATACAATGAACTTGCCAAAGTTGCAAGTACTGCCAAGGAATATGTAAAACTCAATGATGAACTTAGGAAGATCAATGAGAATATTACACGAGCCAAGGCTCGTGGCGAAGATACAACATCTTACGAAAAGCGTAAAAATACTGTATCTAACCGTATTAGCGCTATTGCCCCAGAAGTTGAGACTGTATTTCCTGAAATAAAAGTAAATCTTTCAAAGACAATTACTTCTGAAAATAAAGAAATACCAAAGGCTCAGACACTTGCTTCGTCAGCAGCGGCTTTAGGGTTACCAACTTCTTCATTGCCTAAAACAACAAGCACTGCAGAAACACCTGTTAAAGATCCTACGAAAATAGATCAAATTCCACTAAAGACTCCAGACTTATCAAAGGATAAAAAAACTCCGGCGCTAACTGATACACAACAGCGGGAGCAAGCGCTTGGCCTTGCAGAAGGTGCAGACTTTGCGTTACCTGAAACTATCTTTAATAATGTACCTAGCCTAAAAACAATTCTTGAACGCTATGTTGCCGAAGATTGGACTGCAGATAAACTTCGCAAAGCAATCCGGGATGATGTCTGGTATCGTCAAAACTCTGGTGCAATTAAGCAGCGTTATGTGCAACTCTTTAACTATCGAGATTTAGTCAAGACAGGTCAGGCTCAAGGCACAACTCAATATGAGCAGGATATAGTAAAACTTGAACGTCAGATTGCAGACAAGGCTCGTCAGGTAGGTTCAGGGATAGCATCAGATCCAGCAGCACTACGTAAAGCTGCTGAGAATATGTACATTACAAATGTAGGTATTGATGATGCAATGACAACGGACTTTATTGCTGCTGCTATCCGCCCAGTATCGGGAATGATAGGCGGCAAAGTAACTGAAGGTTACTCAGGTCAGGCACTCCAGAACTATAATGCTTTGCTTCAGACGGCACGTAACAACGGATTCCAAATAAGCGACATATTGCCCGGTGGAGCAAATGAACAGCAAGTACTTTCTGCTATTGCATCAGGAACTATTGATATCAATCGAGTAGCACAAGATGCACGTAAACTTGCAGCACAAGGCCAGCCACAGTACGTCCGTGACTTACTAGCACAGGGCTACGACTTAGCTCAAGTCTTTGCACCTTATCGCAAGACAATGGCTAATATCCTTGAGATTGATGACCCAAATCAAATTGATCTTAATGACCCAACTCTTCGTATGGCTATTACTGATAAAGGCGATATGAACGTTTATGACTTTAAGAAAGCACTTAAAGCAGACAATCGTTGGCAGTACACAGAGAACGCACGTAATGAAGTATCTACTGCGGCCTTTAACGTACTACGTGACTTCGGATTCCAGGGGTAATAATGAGACAGCCAGAATTAGGAACAAAAATAGAGCCTACTCTTGCACAACAAGAAGCAGCCGCTTCTGCCTTTGGATCAGATCTATTCAAAGAGATTTATGACAAAGATGGAAACTTAGTAACTATCAGCACTTACGGCCCTAATGCTGGTAGAGACATATTAACCGGAGAAATAGTTATTGAGGGGCAAGCTCCTATTGCACCTGCAACGCCTACTGGACCTACTGGACCTACTGGACCTACTGGACCTGCAGGACCTGCAGGACCTAAAAAAATAAAGACTCAATACACTGATCCAACTTCTGGCGATATTATTGCTATCTATGAAGATGATTCAACAGGAGTTCTTGCTAAAGGAACCAATGCTTTAACAGCGCAAAGAAAAGCTGAAGCAGATTTAGCTGCCAGGAGAGCATCTGGACAATCAGCATACGATTTGTTATTTGACCAGTTTTCTAAAATGGGTTTAGGTTCCTTGGTTGATCCACTTAAAAATCTTATTATTACTGGTGCATCACCTGCCGAGTTTACTATTAAGTTACGTGAATCTGATGCTTACCAAAAGCGTTTTTCTGCCAATGCTGAAAGAATTAAAAAGGGTTTAACTGCTATTGACGAGTCTGCATATCTTAAACTAGAAGATCAGTATCAGAATGTTATGCGTAACTACGGTCTTCCAGAGTCTTATTGGACTCGTGGAGACTTAGGAGTGCAAGAAGGATTCACCAAACTTATTGCTAATGACGTATCCAGTGTGGAACTAGAAAACCGTATTATGACGGCACAAGATAGAGTATTAAAGGCTAATCCAGAAATTGCATATGCTCTTAAAAACTTCTATCCTGATATTAAGAATGGCGATATCTTGGCTTATAGCCTTGATCCTAAGAACGCACTCAAGGATATCCAACGTAAGGTAACTGCTGCTGAGATCGGCGGCGCTGCGCTTACGCAAGAAGGACTTACAACAAGCCTTGCTAGAGCAGAAGAACTGCAGAAGTACGGCGTAGATAAGGCTGCAGCTACTGCTGGTTATTCTACAATCGGTGCTGGACTACAGCGTGGTTCAGAGTTGGCATCTATCTATGGGCAAGATCCATATACCCAAGCAACTGCAGAAGAAGAAATATTCAAACTTTCAGGACAGCAAGAAGCGCGTAAGCAGCGTCAAAAGGTTACTGGACTTGAGAAGGCCACCTTCGGTGGTCAAACCGGACTAACTAGCGGAGCGCTAGCAAGAGATCGTGCCGGCGGTTACTAAACAATAAAGCCTGCCACTAGAACTACTGGCCTAGTGGAGCGATATCAATACCAGGAGTCAGAGCCATACCCAATCCCCATTGGAATATGAGGCTGGCGAAATCAACTAACTGATAGGGAGATGGACTATGTCCAATTACGAGTACGAGGATGAAGACGATGACTACACAAATGATTCGTCGAATGACCTTGTAAAGCAACTACGCAAGGCATCAAAGCAAAAGGATAAAGAACTGCAAGAACTACGTTCTCAGTTTGAAAACCTAAGCAAAGGCCAACGCGAACGAGCAATTAAGGATGTCCTCGCAACTCGCGGGGTAAATAGCAAAATTGCTTCATTTATTCCGCAGGACATTGACCCAACTGAAGAGTCTTTGTCTAAATGGCTAGATGATTATGCCGATGTATTCGGTATTGATTCTGGTCAAACCCAGGCAACACCTAATGTAGATCCAGCTCAAGCGGCTGCGTATAAGAGAATGACTAACACTGCAGATGCTGGCGCTTCGCCAGAACATAACGCAGATATAATGCAAAAACTTCTCAATACCAATAGCCGCGAAGAACTAGATGAAGTCATTAGATTGTCTGGACTCTAACATCCGATCCTAAACAAGAAAGGCTAGACCAATATGGCTATCCCAACAGGTACCCCCACCTCTAGCTCGACGATCAGTGCTCTAGTACAGGCTGCATACGACCAATATGTCAGAATGGCGCTTCGCTCCATTCCAGTTATGCGTTCTCTTGCTGACGTCAAGCCAGTGCAACAGGCAATGCCAGGATCATCAGTTGTATTCTCAATCTATTCAGATTTAGCACAAGCTACTTCTACATTGACAGAAACATCAGATGTATCTTCCATTGCATTAGGTAACCCTTCACAGGTTACAGTAACTCTGAACGAATACGGTTCAGCAGTAACAACAACTAAGAAGTTAAACCTAACTTCATTCAACGACGTTGATTCAGCACTTGCTGACATCATCGCGTACAACGCAGCAGATTCGATTGACAACGTAGTAGGTCAGGTCCTCTCAGCAGGTACCAACGCGATCTACTCAAACGGTCCATCAGGAACTGCTCCAACTTCATCTGCAACAGTTCTACCAGTAGACACAATGACAGTAGCGGATATCCGCAACGCTGTTGTATCTCTACGCACAAACAAGGCATTGCCTCGTATGGGTGAACTCTATGCAGCATACCTACACCCACGTCAGTCAGCCGATCTTCGCGCTGAAACAGGCACCGGTGGATTCCAGGAACTAACAAAGTACGTAGAACGTACACCGTTCGTTGCTGGTGCAGTAGGCGTTATCGAAGGCGCTTTCATCGTTGAGACACCACGTGTTCTAAACGGTCTAAAGCTCGCTGCAGGTATCACACCTACAACAACCATCACAAACGTTGCGTTGACATCTAACGTAGTAACAATTACTACAGCAGTTGCTCACGGCCTCGGAACAGGTCAGGTTGTAACAGTTGCTGCTACAACTAACACAG